GCGGCTGATATTGCCAACGCTGCTACCTATGCAACCAACGCTGCCAACAGCGCCACTGCTGCAGCATCAAGCGCAAGCTCGGCATCAAGCTCAGCATCAAGCGCCACCAGCTCGGCCAGCACAGCAACTACTCAGGCCAGCAACGCATCGACCTCGGCCAGCAATGCTTCGACCAGCGCAAGCAATGCAAGTACATCAGCTACCAGCGCAACAGCGTCTGCAAGCACCGCGACAACGCAAGCCAGCAATGCCAGCACATCGGCTACCAATGCGGCAAGCTCTGCGTCTGCTGCCAGTACGTCTGCCAGCAATGCGTCGGCATCAGCCAGCAGCGCGGCATCAGCACAGACCGCAGCAGAGGCAGCCAGAGACTCGGCCTTGGCTGCATACGACAACTTTGATGATCGCTACCTTGGAGCCAAATCAAGCAACCCAGCTTTAGACAACGACGGCAATGCTTTGCTTGCTGGCTCCTTGTACTACAACACTGTGGTGCCTGAGATGCGCTTGTACACAGGCTCTGCTTGGGTGGCTGCGTATGTATCAGGCGCTGGATTCGTGGCTCAGTCTTCATCCACTGGCGCTGCTTATTTGCCAGCCGGTACTACTGCTCAAAGAGATGGCGCACCCAGCGCTGGCTACTTGAGGTTCAATAGTAGTCTTGCAAAGTTTGAAGGTTACAACGGCACTGCATGGTCTTCAGTGGGTGGTGGTGCAACTGGCGGTGGCGGTGACACAGTGTTCTATGAGAACACACGCACCGTGACTACAAACTACAGCATCACCGCATCCAACAGCGCTCACTCTGTTGGCCCAATTTCTATTAATAGCGGGGTAACGGTTACTATTCCGAGCGGTGCAAGGTGGGTGGTTTTATGATTGATAAGGAGATTCAATAATGTCATCAGTAATTATTTCGGGAGACACCAGCGGGGCGATTACGCTGTCTGCGCCTGCTGTTTCGGGAACTACCACACTGACTTTACCAGCCACTACAGGCACTATGCTGAATGATGCAACTGTGGGTGTATGCCGTGCTTGGGTCAACTTTGCAGGCACAGGTACGGTAACTATTCGTGCGTCATTTAATGTGACAAGTATTACTGATAATGGTACAGCGGATTACACAGTCAACTTTACAACGGCCATGACCGATGCAAACTTTGCAGCAACCGGCCTTGCTAACGCCGCAGGGAATATGTATGTAAAGATAAGCACTTACGCGGCTGGATCTCTTAGATTTGTCACTGGAAGCGACTCAGCAAACGCTGATGCCACAACTGTTTCAATTGCCGTTTTCAGATAAGGATAATTATGAACTCAAGAATCATTTACCCTAATGACGATGGCGGTGTGTCAATCGTCATTCCAGCATCAGAATGCGGTTTATCCATTGAGGAAATTGCCGATAAATCTGTGCCTGCTGGTAAGCCCTACAAGATCGTTGATGTCGCTGACATACCGACAGATCGCACATTCCGCAACGCATGGGAGTACACAGCGTGATCACCATCAACATTACCAAAGCCAAAGAGATAACCAAGAATCGTTTACGCACTGAGCGTGAGCCTTTATTGGCGGCGCAAGATATAGCGTTTCAAAAAGCGTTAGAAACAAACGCATCCACTACAGCAATCGTGGCTGAAAAGCAAAGACTGCGTGACATCACCAAGTTGGCTGATTCATGCACAACAACTGAACAACTCAGTAACCTGAAGGCTTAATCATGTCAATACTTGTTTTAACTTCTGACACGCTGATCGGTACAGCAGCCGCTGGCAACATCGAATACAACGGTCAATTCTTTGGCACTGACAGCAATGCGTCTCGGGCGCAGTTGCAGAGGATTACTTCAGGAACTGCTGTTGCATCTACCAGTGGGACATCGATTGACTTCACTGGCATCCCTGCGTGGTGTAAGCGTATTACTGTGATGTTTGAGGGTGTAAGCACTAATGGAACTTCTCCTGTGACCATGCAGATTGGCGACTCTGGTGGGGTTGAAATAACTGGGTATTTAGGCACAAATGGACGAACAGGTGCTGGCACTGCTGGGGCAAATAATTCATCGGGCTTTCTTATAGAAGATGGTGGCGCAACAGCGAGTGTTCGACACGGAAGTATTGCTCTTAATTTACTTAATTCTAGTACAAACACTTGGACAGCAATGGGGGCTGTAGGACGAAGTGATGGAGCAAACATTTATATACAGGGCGGATCTAAGTCTCTTTCTGCCACTCTAGATCGTGTTCGCATAACAACATCAGGCGGCACAGATACTTTCGATGCCGGTTCTGTAAATATCATATATGAGGGTTAAATCATGTCCGTAACAATTGATGGATCAGCAGGTGTCACGACAAACGCTGGTGGGTCTGTAAACCCATCGACAACGATTGATGGCATCAACTACTCATGCCGCGCTTGGGTGAACTTCAACGGCACAGGCACTGTGGCAATTCGTGCAAGTGGTAATGTAACTTCAATAACAGACAATGGTACAGGTGACTATACAGTCAACTTCACCACAGCAATGAGTGATGCAAATTATTCAGTTGTTGGCGGGGGAAGCAGAACAGCAGTAAATATGTTGTGTATTACTGCTCGTAGTTTTGCAACTAGTTCAGTAAACATTACGCCAATAGACACTGCAAATGCTAAAGTAGACTCAGATATAACAACAGTTGCAATTATTAGATAAGGTGACACCATGAACTCAAGAATCATTTATCCAACTGACGATGGCGGCGTGGCTATCATTGTTCCCGCTGAATCTGTTGAAGCCGCGATGAAGGACATTCCTGAAGGCAAGCCATTCAAGATCGTGGATGTTGCTGACATTCCATCAGACCGCACATTTCGCAACGCATGGGAGTATTTAGAGTGATTACCATCAACATTGACAAAGCCAAGACCATTGCTCATGACAAGCGCAGAGAAGCACGATCTGCTGAGTTTGCGCCTTTGGACATCAAGGCAACAATTCCATCTGAAGCAACAGCGGCAGAGACGGCAAGGGCGGCAGTCAGAACCAAGTACGCCGCCATGCAGACAGCGATTGATTCGGCAACAACAACTGAACAAATTAAGGCGGCAATGCCATGACACACAGAATCGTTGTAAATGTAGAGACAGGTGTGACCTCAATCGTTGAGTACACCGCTGAAGAACAAGCAGCGCATGATGCGGCAGTAGCGGCTGCCGAAGCGCAAGCACTTGCAGACGCGGCAGCAACACCAGCGCCCACTGAGCCTGCACCATGACACCCGTCGAAGCCCGACTAGACACGCACGAACAGGTGTGCGAGTTTCGCTACGACAGCATCAACGCTCGGCTCAAACGCATTGAGCACATCCTGATCGGCAGCTGCGCAGCCATCATCGGCATGTTGATGACGCTGGTGTTAAAGCTGTGATGCATCATGCCGCTCACCATTGCACTGGCTGCTGTCGCCTTGGTGAAGAACATCCGAGAGGGGTGCGAGCTTTACAAGCAGGCAAAGGATTCTTATCTGGAGATAAAGGAAACCTATGACGAAGTTGCTGGAATTGCTCAAGAGGCACGCGGGTTCCTTGGCCCAATCATTGCATTTTTCAAGGGAAAAAGTAAGCCTGCAAAGCCAACTCCTGTGGCTGCACGCTCAAAGAATAACTCTAAGTACGTTGCTGTTGATGAGACAAAAATCAAAGCAGATATTGTCAAACATATCAGCGAGTTTTTCACGCTTCAAGAAAAATTAGCGGCCAAGATCCGACTTGAGGAGAAGCAGAGCAAGGCAGTCTACGACCCAGATCAGAACCACAACATTGCTGCCATGAACCGCGTGCTGGCGCTGCAGCAGATGTCAGAGCTTGAGGTCGAGATCCGCGAGATCATGGTGTACCAGACACCCGGCATGGGTGCCTTGTACAGCGAGGTCTTCAAGATGCGGGAAGTCATCGCAGAGGAACAGGAAAAAGCAAGACTGAAACAAGAGGCAAAGAAACGGCAAGAGGCATGGCAACTACGGCAAGAAGAGAGAAACGTGCAAGCCAAGCTGGCCGCAGCAGTAGTGACTATCCTATTCCTCCTCTACCTGTGGTTGTGGCTTCTCCTGATAAATCGCTGGGGGAAGACATGATCGGGTGGATCGCAGCTTGTGTTTTTGCAGGGCTGATGCTGCCGCTGATAGCCATGCTGTACCTCGACACCTTAGAGACAAAGAACGAAACGAAAGTGGCGTTGGAAAAACTCGAAAAACTTAGACGGCAAGTGGAACATCAACAAAGGAAAGGCAACAAAGATGACTAAGCAGCTAGAAAAGAATTCAACATACGCAGCGTTTGACACTGATGGCGACGGCGTTGTCACTGACGACGAGCTGTCCAAATCAGAGCGCATGATGCAGATCGAAAACATGGACAAGCTGGCCGACCAGCAGCGAGTCATGGCGTGGGTGGCCATGGGCCTGCCCTTCCTGATCATCATGTTCTTGTGCTTGCCCTACATTACTGATGCACGGGTGCAGCTGATCATGGGCTTGGCCACAACCTTTGCAGCTGCGATGGGCACCATCGTGGTCGCATTCATGGCCGCCACTGCATACATCCGAGGCAAGATGAACGATGCTTAAGATGGCCATTGCTGCTGTCATGCTGACTGCAGCCTTTGCGTCTGGCTTTGCTGTGCAGGGCTGGCGCAAGGATGCGCAGATCGCAGAGATCGAAGCTGCCAACTCGGCTGCTGTGGCTGCTGCCACCGCGCAGGCCATGGAAGAAACCACCCAGATGCAAAGGAAAAAAGATGACGCACTACGACTCGCGGCCAAGCGTGCTCAAGAGAATGCTTCCGCTGCTGCTGCTGCTCGCGCTGAGCGTGACGGGTTGCGCAACCAGATCAACGCCGCCACCAGCGCCCTGCCCACAGCTACCTGCAGCTCCGCAAGAGACTACGCCGCCACCGCCACAGCCGTATTCGAGCAATGTGCTGCAGCTCTTGAAGAGCTGGCGACAAAAGCTGATGGACACGCCACTGACGCAAGAACCCTGACCAACTCTTGGCCAACAACTGAAAGGAAACCATGAACCTCACAAAAAACTTTACCCTCAAGGAGCTCACCAAGTCAGAGACTGCGGTGCGCCATGACGTTGACAACCAGCCAAACGAAGAGCAGATTGAATCGCTGCGCTTGCTGTGCGAAAAGATCTTGCAGCCAGTGCGCGACCACTATGGCAAACCAGTTCGGATCAATAGTGCGTTTCGCTGTGCAGAATTGAACCGGCTCACGGGTGGATCTGCAACCTCAGACCATTGCAAGGGCCAAGCAGTTGACTTTGAAATTGATGGCGTGTCGAATGATGAACTGGCACGTTGGGTGCAAGAGAACCTTGAGTTTAGTCAATTGATCCTTGAATTTTTTCAGCCCGGAGTACCTGACAGCGGGTGGGTGCATGCCTCTTATAACCCACAGGCCCTAAAGGCTCAAGTGTTGACGGCCACCAAGGTCGCCGGGAAGACTCAATATCTCCCCGGCTTGGTGGTAGCTTAACCCTGCGATGCACCCAGTGCTTTGATGCGCTGGGTGTAGCTGGCCGTGTGCCGGATCCGCTTGACCATGTCAATGCGTGCGATGGTTTCTTCGTTGACTACGCGCAGTTCCTTCAACGCGGTCATGCGCTCACGGGCTGGCCGCTTGCCAGCTCTCGCTGTCTTGTCGGCCAGATCTTCGTAGGCATCTTGCCACTCATCCAAGCTCTCATGCACTGAGAAGGGCTCCTCCTTGCCGGGCACCATCAAGGCATAACCAAATCGTGCCACGGTGTCAGCAGGCTGCAGCTCTTCAGCTTCAACTGTCACCAGCTCTGGCTCAACCGTGTCGGCAAACGCTGCCTCAATGATGACTGGATCGCTGGTGGCCGCGGGTATGGCCACGGGCTCCGGCTTGGCCACCAGATCCAACGGGTTGGCTGGCTTGGCCACAGGCTGGGGCTTGGCTTCATCAGGATAGTCCTGTGCTTCCTCGGCGCTGATCAAGCCCTTGAGCACATCAGGGAAGGCATCGCGCAGCGCAAAGCCGCGAGCTCTCATCTGCATCATGCGTTTGGGGTATGCCGACCATGGGCCCTGCTTGCCCCACAGGCCAGCTCGCTTGGCATCTTCAACGCTGAACTTGGCAACAACCGGCTTGCGATTTTTTCGCTTGGCAATGCAGACGGCCACCGGGTTGGGCGTGCCTTCGTTCTCAAAGAACTCTTCAACGTCTTCGCAGACTGCGCTGGCCTGCACCAGCGCCATCATTGCGTCGCCGTACACGCTTGGCTTGCCGTTGATCACCGCGATGTTTTGGAGCGCCTGCATGGGTGCCAGCCCCATCTCATAGCCCCACTGCACACAGACCAGAATGTCTTGGGGCTTACCTTGGTAGGCCTTGGGCACCATGCTGGAGTTGGCCAGCATGTCGCTGAATTGGATGGCCTCGGTGAGGGTGGCCGGAGCAAAGCCCCGGTTAGTGGTGGTTAGTTCCATTTGGTTCTCTCTCAGTTAAGTAGGTTTGCATGGTGGTGAAAATCAGGTGGGCCATAGCCTCGACAAAGGCCTCGGCTTGTGGCTCGGTGCAGCCGGTGGCATTGAGCATGGCCACGACAGCTGCGTCGTAGGCCTGCTGGATGTCGGGCCTGCCTTGCAGGTTCAAGACTGCTCCTTGATGGTCAGCGTGGACTGGCGCACAGAGTAGGCTTCCTTGGCTGGCACCAAGCGCTCGGCTGCCGCCTTGTAATTACGCATGGGCCAGTTAATTACAAAGCGGCCAGCTCGGCCACGCTCAGCCTGCCCCATCAGCTCCTTGATCTGCTTCTCAGCGTTGTCAATTGAGGCCTCGGCTTCTCTGACCACAGACTTGGCAGCCAGCAGCTGCTCGGCCAAGCGCTCGGCCTGCATGTCAAGGGAAATCTCTTCCTTGGCCACGGCCTGCGGGTACATGCGATCCATCTCCTTGCTTGTCTCAGGCGGGTACCAGTCGATGGCACCGCTGTCTCGGTAGGTCTGCAGCTTGTGCTCAAAGGCCAGCACAGCTTTGATGATCGCTTTTTGTGTCTCGCTGTGCGGGGCGAACAGGAACACGCGCAGCTCAATGCCTTGGTAGAGCACGCAGACCGCGCCCCACTTGTGGCCGGTGATCAGCATTTGGCCTTGCAGCTGGATGGGGCCACGCGCAAGGTGGGGCACATCTTCGGGCATCATCTTGGTGAGCTTGGCTTCCAGCACGCCGGGCCCATTGAGAATGATTGAGTCTTGGCCAACCACATACAGGCCCTTGTCGGGGTCGGTGAAGATCTCTTGGCCAAGCCCAAAGCCAATGCCATCCAGCGAGCACGACAGGGCCACAGCGTTGTGTGTGTAGGCTTGGCCAATCTGGGTGTCATAGTCGGTGAGCCCCAAGCGCTTGGCTGATTCGATCAGGATGACTGGCTCCAAGGTATTGCCCCAGCCCATGGCTTCGTTGCCAATGTCGGGGCGCTCTTTGCCGTCAATGGCGTTGATGCTGAACTGCAGCTCATCATTGGGTGTGCTGTACTTGCTGAAGCCCATGAGGCCGGGTAAGCGCGATGCGCTCATTGCTTTGTCGTCTGTTAGTTTGCCTGCCATTTTTTACTCCTGTAGTTGATAAACACGCACCACTCTGGCATGCGCTTGGGGGTGATTGGCCTCAACGAGGCCAACCTTGACGAACTGCTTTGTGCGGAAGACCGCGCCCAAAACAGATGGGTGAAGGTGCGCGGGGATCTGGATCCGCTCACGCACATCATTGATACTGACGCTGCCATGCTGGCGGCAGACCTCGGCTGCGACCGCCCGGCACCGGGCCAAGAAGTCGGCATCGCGCTGCTCAAACAGGTCGAGCTGCACATCTCGGATGATCTGGCCAACCTTCATACGAAGATGATCACAACCAGCCCGATGGCTGAAACCACATACAAGACCATGTCGGCAGCCGCAGCTGCTCTGGTTTCAAGCGGGTGTGGCGGTGGCAGCAGGGCACGCTGCAGGCGCAGCATGTCGGGGTCTGATTCTGGGGTCAGGGGAAGCTCATAGCATGAGCCGATGATCACTTTGCCGGTGTTGAATTTTTGAACCATGTGCTTGCTCCTTAGATGCGTTTGAGAAGGTTGGACACCTGTGAGGCGTTCCAGTTGGTATTGCCGCGTGGTGTGGCCACGCCGCGTGCTTGCAGGGCTGCCGCGATATCGCGCATGGTGTCGGCGCCAGACTTGGCGATGATGTCGCGCACGATGGGGCCAACGCGCTCAGCGTACTTGTCGGCCTTGGCTTGGATCTTGGCCACGCCGATGGCTGAGCCGATCTGGGGTGTTGGGCAGCCGAGGGTGCGGCCCTGTGCTTTGACCTGCGCCAGCGCTGACTTGGTACGCTCGCTGATCTTGCGTGCTTCCCACTCAGCAAAGACGGCCATCATCTGCAAGAAGGTGCGGTCGGCTTCGGGCATGTCGGCACACACGAAGGGTACGCCGGACTCAAGCAGGCCAGAGATGAAGTGCACGTTACGGGCAAGGCGGTCGAGCTTGGCGATGACCAGCATGGACTTGGTGCGCTTGGCGGTGGCCAGAGCTGCAGCCAGCTGCTCGCGGTCGTTCTTGCGGCCAGACTCGACCTCGGTGAACTCGGCCACCAGCTCGGCGGTGCCGATGTGCTTGGCCACAGCTGCACGCTGGGCATCAAGGCCGAGGCCGGACTGACCTTGGCGGTCGGTTGAAACGCGGTAGTAGGCGACGAATTTGGACATGATCAAGCCTCGCACTGGTCAAGCAATGCGTCCAGCTTCTTGTTGAGCAAGTCAACTTTGCGCTGTGCTGCAGGCTTTAAGTAGGTCTGATGGCCAGAGTGATAGGCCTTGTCGCCACCAATGTAGTTGGCAGCTGTGTGCTCAATGACAACAAGCTGGCGCTCGATGTCTTGGATCTGTTGGGCTAATGTGGTCATGATCAAGCCCCCACTTCGCTGATCCAAGCCTTCATGCGTGCCACGGCATCGCACTTGCGGCTGAAGGTGTCGAAGATGTAGCCGTCAGCTGCGTCAGTCAAATGCCAAACAGCGACAATGCGGCCTGTGAAGGTCTCGCTGTAGCCTTTGATGATCTTGTAAGTGGTCATGTTGAACTCCTTTAGGCTTTATCTGCCTGTTGAACATGAACGAACTATATCACAATTTGTATATCGCTTTGGAAGTACCTAAACCAAGTATTTTCTAGGGAGTTACCCTAATACAACACATTTGGCTGGGCAGGCGGTATCAGGTAGATATACACTCAGCGCCCATGAAACCTAAACTCAAACCTTTCCTTATGCGTTTGCACCCAGCCACGCGGGAGCTGCTTGACAAGGCAGCTGTTGACCAAGGGCGCAGCGTGTCATCTTTGATCGACCAGTGCGTGCGCGAGCAGCTGCAGCCACGCTACGGTGAGCTCCAGCCCCGGCTGCAGCGGTTCCTCTCCGGGGTGCGCCAGCCATGACACCACAAGAAGCACACAAGTTGTTGGACAGGGTCAGAGATGGCCAGCTGGTGCCGCCGTACCTGATTGAGCTGGCGCTGGTGGCCACGGGCGACAAGCCTGCGGAGCTTGGCCATGAATGAAACCATCCTGACACTGGATCTGGGCACCACCACCGGCTGGGCATGCAGGCCCATGGACGGCAGCATTGTCCACGGCTGGGCCAGCTTCAAGCCCGGCAGGTATGAGGGCGGCGGCATGCGCTACCTGCGCTTCAAGCAGTGGCTCTCCGAGCTCAAGGGCACTGTCGGTGGCGAGCTGCAGGCCGTGTACTTTGAAGAGGTGCGTAGGCATGCCAGCACTGACTCTGCGCATGTCTACGGCGGCTTGATGGCCACGCTGACCAGCTGGTGCGAGCACCACAAGATTCCTTACCAAGGCGTGCCGGTGGGCACAATCAAGAAGCATGCGACGGGCAAGGGCAACGCTGGCAAGCAAGACATGGTCGAGGCCATGCAGCTGCGTGGCCATCCAGTCACAGACGACAACGAGGCAGACGCGCTGGCGCTTTTACATTGGGCATTGGAGGTGCAATCATGTTGATGACTATTTTCTGGGCTATTGCGTTGATGCTGCTGGGCTCGCTGCTGACCCTTGTGGTGCTGTGGCTGATGCTGATCTTCTTGGAGAAAAAGTGATGCATGTCAGCTATGTCAAACTGTTCCGCGATGACGAAGGCACCGTGCGGGACACACAAGAAGCCAACGGCGAGATCCGCAACTTCAAGCACCAGATTGAGCTGCTCAAGCACGCGCTTGAGCGCGAGATGAACACGGTGGCCGACCTGCGCGAGCTGCTTGACTCGGTCAGGCGCATTGCCTACGAACTAAACGAAGAGATACTGAAGGACGACGATGCCAAGACCACAAAGTGATATCACCGGCAAGCAGATACAGATCACGGTGCGAGTCACTGCAAGCCAAAGGGAAGCATTCAAGCAGATGGGCGGTGCCGCTTGGCTGCGCCGGCAGCTGATAGCTGAGATGGAGCGGCGCTGGCAAGCAGAGCAGCCAAGTCTTGGCCAAAAGATCATCACCCGTGTCTTTGGCCGATGAGCTGGCCTGCCCACAATGCGGCAGGGTTCACCCAGATGCCCGGCTCATCACGCTGCCAGACGGCACCAGCGTGGGCAGCTACAGCATGGAGTACCGCGCCTACACCGAGGCCAAGTGGGTGCTTGACACCTTGCCTGTCACTGTCAACCGCACGCGCAAGTCAACCCCGCAGATCAGCCGGCGGGACTACATCTTGGGCGTACAGGACAGGCGTGGCCAAGAGTCAGCCAATGAGCTGGCCAACAACGTCACCAAGCTATGGAAGGCATCCAAGTGAACGCGATGACTGAGCCAGTCCACTTCAACATGCCCAAGCGGCCAAAGATCAAGGAGCAGGCACCCTTGCCAGACCAGCGCAAGATAGCTGTCATCCCGATCCGAGCATGCACAGACAAGCAGCTGACACCCGGCATGATCAGGTCATTCCTCCTGATCTGCAGCTACATGAACAGGTCTGGCATCACTTGGGTTGGCCAAAAGACCATGGCAGACAAGCTCGGCATCAGCCAGCAAGCCATCAGCAAGCACCTTGTCAAGCTGACCAAGGCAGGCTACCTAGAGATCCTCAAGAAGCCCATGCCCGGCGCAAGGCACACAACGTGGCGTGTCATCTTCGACCCAACCATCAGCGCCGAGGACGCAGTCAGCATCACCAGCGCCATCGAAGACACAAGGCCACCCTACATGAAGGAGCAGCAAGCAATGGAAGCAGACAAACCAGATCCAGAGGGCCAACGCAGAGTCGCCCAAGCAATCAGCAAAGTACTCAAGCAACCAATCAAGAGGTATAAAACCATGCCCAAATCAAACGAAACAGTCACAGTCAGGAACATGAAAGAAGCCATCCAAAAGGCACAAACCAAGGGATCGCAGGCACAACCCCCAGAGGTTGTACAACAAGACAGCAAACAAGCACAACCAGCGCCTGTGGATAACTCTGTCCAGATACAACCTGAAGGCTTTTATGGCACAACCTCTGAGGGTTGTATAAAACAAAGGAACAAGACAACATGTGAAGAAGTTAACTTAAAAGAAGAAGACAACATGTCTGTTCTGCACAACCAAGATGTTCAGCAACTTTTCAGAGACGGCATGTCTGCACAGCAGATCAGGGACGCGCTCGACACCCTGCTGCCGCTGTACCAAGCCGAGGGCATCAAGCCCAGCAGCCGTGTCCTCACGGCAGGGATCCGGCAGTTGCAGGCAGATGCCCGATGACTGGATGCCCCGCCAAGCCACTGGCTGGTGCCATGCAGCCACGACAGCATGCAGGTCTAGGCGCAGGTAGCCTGTCAGCTGGCCAGCGCCTTGTAGGCCTTGTAATCCCATGGGTACAACCAGCATACCAGCGTATGCATTTTGTACAGGCTCAGCACATCAAGGGGTGTCTGGCTGCTGGCGGCAGGCAGGCATGCGTGTTTGCTGGTGGCCAGCGGCAGGCAGGGCGTGGCCAGCCGTGTGCGCAAATCGATACCCTTGCCCCCCTGCCCCTTCGTACTGCGTGTGGGGGTCATCCCGAAATTTTCCCCAGTTTTTCAACGACAATGATGTAAAGGACTTTTATGACAAACGACAACGAGATCAAGCCTAGTGAGGGCAAGGCGTGGAAGAACGCTGAGAAGACTGAGGCGTGGCATGGTGACTACAAGGGCACGTTTGTGATGCCTGACGGGACGAAGCACTTCCTTGATGTTTACGTCAATAAGAAGCCTGACGGCGCGGTTTGGTTCAAGCTCAAGGTTGGCAAGGCCAAGATAAGCAACTCTGGTGCTGGGTCTGCTGCGCCTGTGTTTGCTGCTGCTCCCCAGCCGCAGCCAAAGGCTGTGGTGCCGGACACTGATGACGATATACCGTTCTGATGGCAAGGACTAGGACTAAGTCAAGCGTGATCCCTCCCCTGACCAACTGGGGCGGGGTGAGGTCTGTGCAGCGCAGGCTGGATCGCAGCACGACGCTGGTGGCCAACAAAGAGGCTGTGGCTTATGCGTTGCTGTCCATGGCTAACACCAAGCTGACAGACATCATGTCTTGGGATGAGGCTGGCAATGTGACTGTCAAGCGGTCTAGCGATATACCAGAGCACGCGCTGCATGCGATCAAGAGCATCAAGGTCAACAGCAAGAAGGACTCTGACGGCAATGTGTACTCCACGCTGGACATTGAGCTGTATGACAAGGTGGGTGTCTTGCGCTTGCTGGCCAAGGCGAGTGGACTGCTTGACAACCCAGACGACGGCAGCGAGAAGCCGTCTGTGATTGACATCAATGTTGTGGCACCAAGGGGAGAAGCATGACACAAGATGAAATCATTGAGATGTATATGCAAGTCTCAAAAGAATTATGCAATGACACCGAATGGTGTTGGGCAGGTGTTGGTGAACCTTTACAGATGTTTGCCAACCTTGTAGCCGCCAAAGCAACAGCCGTTGAAAGGGAAGCCTGCGCAAAGTTGGCAGAAGAATACGGAACTTGGGGTGGTTCAGGTTTCTATGACTGGTTCAAGAAATTAGGGGCAGAAATCAGAGCCAGAGGTGAAGCATGACACAAGAAGCATTGAAACTGGCGCTTGATGCGTTGGAAAACCACACTGCCATTAAGCACCCACAACAGATTCACTACCGAGACAAAGCTATCACCGCCATCAAAGAAGCCTTGGCACAGCCAGAGCAGTTTTGCGATACAAATTGTGTGTGGACTGATCATCATCCTGATTGCAGATTGACACAGACGCAAGAGCCTGTGGCGTGGAAACTTCCTGACAAGAATGTGGTGTTTTGGGAGGACACAAAAGAGGTGGACGAATATCACGGATTCAAACCAACTATTCCTCTCTACACCTCCCCACCACAGCGCACATGGGTTGGGTTGACACAGAATGAGGTTAAGACTTGTTGGTTGGGATACAAAGCCAGAGGCTATCCTCCAGAGCGAGTGATGATTTTTTATAAATTTGCAGAGCAAATGTTGAAGGATAAGAACACATGAGCCGTACCAAAGAGATGAGCGACAAGACCGTGCCGATGGCCGGTCTGAACCTAGACTTCAGCGAGTCGCCAGTGATCTACGACTTCATCCAGTCCAAGAACTTTGTGCAGGGGATCATGGGGCCGGTGGGCTCTGGCAAGAGCTACGGGTGTGCAGCCAAGATCTTCATCAAAGCTGTTCAGCAAAAGGCCAGTCCTATTGACAACGTCAGGTATTCGCGCTGGGCGATTGTCAGGAACAGCTACCCCATGCTGAAGACAACGACCATCAAAACATGGCTTGACCTGTTCCCAGAAGGCACGTTTGGGCCGATGTTGTGGACACCGCCCATCACACACCACATCCGCTTGCCTGCCCGTGAGGGCGCAGCTGGCATTGACTGCGAAGTGATATTCCTTGCCCTTGATCAACCCAAAGATGTGCGCAAGTTGTTGTCTTTGGAGCTCACAGGCGCTTGGGTCAACGAGGCGCGTGAGCTGCCCAAGGCCGTCATTGATGGCTTC